AGAAAATCGTTATTGGTTTTGCTGCAGGGTATTTGCTATCGAATTGGCTCCGTAACCGTGGTTAGCATCAAGAAATTTTTATACTCTGTAATAGAGCAGGTTGCCGAGCCCCACACTAAAAAATACGACACTGAAGACTTGCGTACCCATGCATTATCATATGGGTGGCCTCAGGACGTTGTTAGTGGCATGACTATGGATCATAAAGGTGTTGTTAAGTTTTCTCACCCCAAGCATAAAGAAGCCGCAGATACTCTAGAGTACGGCACTCAAGATGTGCCTCCTTCTCCAGCTATTAGAACCTATTTGTTAGGGGTAATGTAATGCCATTTATTATTAATGAAGATGAAGCCCTTAAAACTTTGCTCCAAGGAATCACCGTTTCAGACGCAGGAAACTCTGCTCGCCCTGTAGGCGTTTACTATGGTCAGCCAGATAAGGACATTCGTCAGCAGGTCTATCCTTACATTACACTAGATTTAGTAGGTGTACGTGAGGATACAGAGCGTGCTCACCGAGGTATGGTAAACCTAACCTATACACCTGAGGGCTATACACCTAATCTTAACGATGATGACTCTATCAATCAACCAATTGAATTTCCTATCCCTGTAGATCTTATCTACCAAGTCTCAACCTGGTCCCGCCAGCCTCGTCATGATCGTCAGATTATGGCTAAGTTGTTTGCACCTGGTAGACTACCATTTAGATTTGGGCAACTACCCGTTCCTCAAGACGGCACAAACCGTCGTTTGGATATGTTGGGGTTCTCAAAAAGAGACACTACTGAAGGTGGCAAACGCCTCTTTAGCAATGTCTATAACATCCGTATAAGCGCAGAACTATTTACTCAACAGCTCGTTGATGTATATAAAGTGCTGGATGTTAATACATCACTCGTATCTCAAACTATACCTTTTACCATAAATCAGTAAATAAATTGGCCCCACTAAGAAAACAACCTAACCGAAGGAGTAACCCCGAATGGCAAACTTTGCCCGTCCCGGAGTCTATATCCAAGAAGTAGCTCTGCAACAAGCTGTTCAGCCTGCAAACACTGCAAACGCTGTTGGCGCATTTGTTGGAGCTCTTCCTAAAGGTCTTACGACTGCACCAGTACTAGTTAGTACTTGGACAGATTTTGTTAAGGCTTTTGGTGGATTAAACGACTCATACCCAGCTACTTGGGCTGCCTATAACTTTTTTGCTAATGGCGGCCGCAACCTATACGTAAAGCGTGTTATTGGTGCAAGTTCAGCAACAGGTTCAGTAGTAATTAATGATGGACCTGGAACTACTACCAACGTTACAGCAACTGTTACAGCAGCTTCTGCAACATCAGGAACTATCACATACACCGCTACTAACACATTTACTGTTGGACAAACTGTATCTATTACAGGTCTTTCAACATCAGCATTTAACCTAACAAGCGTAACTATTGCGTCTCGTTCAAGCTCACAGTTTACTGTTACAAGCGCTGCTACTGGCACTGCTGTTACAGGTGCTTCTGGAGTAGCAACAGTTGCAGTAGTTACTGCCCCAAACCCAGTCTTTACAGTTAATGCAGTTAACCCAGGAGGATGGGCTTCTGACTACTCTGTAGCCATTACCTCTGCAGGAATCGCTAACCGTTTTAGTCTTGAAGTCTATCAAACAAATACTGTTAGCGGATCGACCTCAACCAGCTTGGTAGAGTCCTATACTGATCTAAGCATGACAGTTACAGAATTAGCACTGCAGGAATTGACGTTACTAAGTTTCCAGGCGTAACTACTGCAGCACTACCACTTGCTGGTGGAGCTGACGGAGTAGCACCTGTTCGTGCAGACTATGCAGCTTCATGGACAACATTTGATTCTGTAGTTAACCCGCTAGTTATGTACGCACCAGATGCGCCATACGCTGCAACAGGTACACTTGCTGCACAAATCCACGGTGATGCAGTAGCATATGCTGCTGGTCGTGCTGATGCATTTGTTGTTGTTGATACTCCTTCTGGACTATCAGTTACTGCAGCACAGCAACAGATTACTGCTACTTCAGCTATCTTTGCTGCAAGTAATACAGGAAATCTTGCCGCAGCTTATTACCCATGGTATAACATTCCAGATCCAACTAAGAGCGTTGGCGTAACTCGCCTACAGGCTCCAGGCGCTGGTGTAGTAGGTCAGTACCTTGCTACTGATGCAAGCCGTGGTCCAGCAAAGACTCCAGCAGGTCTACAGAATGTTATGGCTCTAGCCGTATCTACTGAACACCTATTTACTAATGCCGAACTTGATGCTATTAATACAAGCGTAGATCCAATCAATGCTATCCGCCAGGTACCTGGTGCAGGCATTGTTATTATGGGTGGTCGTACTCTTGACAATACTCCAAACAATCGTTATATCAATCTTCGACGTTCTTTGATTTACATCAAGAAGTCTATGGATGATCTAACATCATTTGCTGTTTTTGAGAACAACGATGCACCTCTATGGTCTCAAATTAATACAACACTAAACAGCTTCCTTCGTAGCTATTGGCAAGCAGGAGGCTTACGTGGAACAAATCCAAGTCAAGCATTCTATGTCTTGTGCGATGGTACTAATAATCCCTTTACCGAAATTCAAGCCGGTAGAGTTAACATTGAAGTCGGTGTTGCGCTTGAATACCCAGCAGAGTTCGTTGTCATTAAGCTTGGACAACTAACCGGAAACGCATCAGCGTAAAGGAGATAAACTTAATGACGGATCCAGTCCGTAATTTTAGATTCTTAGTTACATTTCAACCAACAGACGAGTGGAAAGACACAGTTAAGCCAGCAAAGATGGGGTTTGTTTCTCTATCAGGTCTTAGCGTAACCACTGAACCGATTGCCTATCGTGAAGGTGGATATAATACTAACGTCCACCAGATCCCTGGTCAGTCTGCATTTACCCCTATCACTCTCTCTAAGGGAGTTATGTTGGGTCAAGACTCAAACATCAAATGGATGAAGCGTTTGTTTTCAGTTATCACACCTACTCTTACTAGTGGTGTTGGTGCTGGCTTCCGTGCAAACATTGACATTCAAGTTTTGAGCCATCCAAACCCTCAAGCAAGTACTGGTATTGCTGCTACTCAAGCTCAGGCACAAACTGCGTATACTCAGCACACATCACTTCGCTTTAAAGTTTACAACGCATGGATTTCATCACTTTCCTACAGTAATCTAGACGCAGGAGCTAATACCCTTATGGTAGAAGAAATGTCTCTAGTACATGAAGGTTTTGATGTAGTATATGCAACAGACTACACACTAGCTAATACAGCTGCAGAAATTTCTTAATTAAAGAATAGGTGAATAAAATGACTACAGATACCGTTATAAATGCGACAATCGACCCAGCTTTAGCAAATGACTTAGCTAATAAAGCTATGAAACCGTCTGATCAGGTGGTGGCTAGTTAGCAAATGAATTAGCTAATAAAGCTATGAAACCATCTGATCAGGTGGTGGCTAGTAGTGCCCCTAAGGTAACTACTACGCCACCGCCCGATACAGATGTAGAACTATTGGGTGGACTACTAGATCCAATCAAGGGTTTTATTTCTACAGCAGAGATTAGAGAGTTAACTGGACTAGACGAAGAGGTTATCTCTAAGATCTCCGATCCAGGAAAAGCTCTTTTAACAATTCTTGAAAGAGCAACAGTAAAGATTGGCGACGAACCAGCTGACAAAGAGACACTAGATGCTCTTTATGCAGGTGATCGTGAGCTACTACTGCTAGCAATTAGAAAGGCTACTTTTGGTTCTGATGTTAAATTAGGACCTGGAGCATGCCCAAGTTGTTCAGTAGAACAAGTTTTTGAAATAGACTTAACTAAAGATGTGCCCCTTAAAAAACTTGATGGGGACCACACATTTACGGTTAAGTGTAAGGTTGGAGAAGTTGTAGTTAGCCTTCCTACAGGAAGCACTCAAAAAGCTATTGTAACTTCTACCACTAAAACTTCAGCAGAATTGGATACAATTCTTTTGAAGAACTGTATTGAATCTATCAACGGTGCTCCAGTCCTTGGCATGGATGATGTTAGAAAGCTAAGCGTTAAAGACCGTAGAGACATTCTTGAGGAGATTACAAACCGCAACCCAGGCCCACAACTCAGTCAAATTAAGATCCCATGTCAGTCTTGCGGCGCGGAGGTACCGCTTCCGCTAACTTTAGCGGAATTGTTTCGTTAACGAGGTTGACTACGAGCTACTTATGGATATGCAGGACTTACTAGTCCAGAACTATCCAGGGTGGACGCTAAACGAAGTACGCAATCTAAGTATTAGAGAGCGTATAAATTGGTTAGAAAGAGCTACGGCTAGAATAAGGCGGTGATGTAAATGGCAGAAGCATATGGAAATATGGAAAGTGCTTCCGATGCTGAGTCCACCCCGTTTTCATCTATGGGTAGTGACCTTGAGTTTGAGGGCATGCCTAAAGGCTTTATTAAATACTTTAGAGAAGCTAAAAAACTTGTAGACGAAATCGCTGACGCATGGTCTGAAACCATGAAGGATACAGAAGAATCTGTACGTAAAATGAGTTCAGACAAGCCTGGCGCTGGGCGTCTTGGTCTTGGTTCCTTTACCCGTGCTGAAAAAGTTGGGATGGGAATTGGATTAGCAGGTTTTGGTGCAAGCACATATGCTGCTGTAGCACCTAACACTATGGCTGCAGTTACGCAACGCATGGGCGCAGATACTTATGCTGGCCTTAGCGGCATGTCTTCACGCCAAGCAATTATGCAGGCTAACCGTCAAGCAGGTGGTGGAGCAACAAGCGCTATGGGTCCAACCATGGCTGCAATGAATTTAACATACCAAGGCGGATATACAGCCAGCTCATTAAGCTCTAAAAACATCATGTCACAAATTGGTGGTATGAGTGCTATGTCTGGTATGAGTAACGAAATGGCTGCTGCAAGTGTAGCAGGAATGAACGGCATGAGTTTCTTACGTGCCGGTGTTCAAATTCGTGACCGTCAAGGTAACCTAAAGCCACCTAATCAAATTATTAATGATGTATATAGTTTCTTGTATCGTGGACAAAAGATTACAAAGGAACAGGCTGCCCTTGTATTAAACCCTGGAAGTAAGGGTTACGCAACTCTTCAGCAGATTACTGGTGGCGACGCTCAGTTAATGCAGATGATTCAATCAGGTATTATTGCCCGTGCTAGTGCAGGTAGCGATAAGAAGTTTAGCTCTGCAATGAATAGTAAAGATCCAAACTCAATGCTTAATGTATTGGGTGTAGATAAAAGCTCTCCTATTCGTTCTAATTTTAGATTTAACTCCAGTGAAAATAGAAAGCTTGAGTCAACTGAAGAAGGTTTAGTTGGCGGGTACAACGTTGCTCTTCGTACTACTGCAGCTCTTAATGATGCCTACAGTGTTATGGCAGATACTCTTGGCCCTGTTAACGATGGCTTAATGACACTTAAAGGAATTTTACAAACTCTTCCTAATGCAGGAAATATGGGCGGAGCTATCTCTGGTTTTGTTGGAGCATTGGCTGGCCTTGCCTCAACTATTTTACAAGTAACACTAGTAAGTAGATTGCTTGGTGGCGCTGGTGCAGCAGGTCTTCTTGGTAAGGGTGCAGGATTAGCTGCTGGTGCTGCCGCTACTGGAGCAGGTGTTATAGCAGGTTTAGGAGCGGGTGCTGCTGGTTATGGTGTTGGTAAGGGTGGAAAATCTCTTGGTAAGAAACTTGGAACATCTAACACCACAACTCGTGTTGGAAGTACTCTTGCTGGTATGGGTACTGGTGCAGCAATTGGTGCCGGTATTGGATCAGTAGTTCCTGTACTTGGTACTGGTATTGGTGCAGTTGTTGGAACTATTGCTGGAGGTCTTGGCGGATTCTTTGGTTCAGGCGGACCAAGTGAGCACGGCAACTTTGGAATGGGCGGAGAATCACCATCAAGTTATCCAAGTCCAGTTCCAGCAAAAACACCGGTAACTTCTCCGTTTGGTCCAAGAGATAATTCTAAGCATCCTGGAATTTCTGCAAACCACCGAGGCATTGACTTTGGTACTCCTGTAGGAACTGCACTAACTGCTATTGCACCTGGTGTTATTAGTGTTGTTGGAAATGATCCTGATGGTTATGGCAGCTGGATTGAAGTAAAGCATGAAGACGGCACAGCTTCTCGTTATGGTCACTTATCCCAAATTAATGTTTCTAAAGGTCAAGAAGTTAAGCCAGGACAAGTTGTTGCTAGATCTGGCGGTAAACCTGGTACTACAGGTGCGGGTAGTTCTACTGGTCCTCACGTTCACTTTGAAATTCTTAATCAAAAAGGTGTTAAGATAGATCCAGCACCTTATCTAAGTGGTTCTCCAGCAGGCCCTATAGAGTCAGCTACTCCTGCAATACCTGGTCCTGAACCAATTGGTTCAGACTCTATGTGGGCTGCTAAAAAAGCTGCTACTAATGCCGCTAATGTAGGTAAAGATGCAAATCAACTTTCTAGTATAGGACTTAGCTCTTCACTAACTAGCTCAGGATTTAACGAAGATTTAGGCGGCCCCGCTACAGGAGGCCCTATGGGCGGCATGAATGTTGGCGTAGCTAGTTCATCTGATAAGAACGCTAAGAATGTTGTTATTAACCTACAGATGAAAGTAAACATTGCTCAAGGAAGTGTCCAAGAAGCAGATCGTCTAGTAAAATTAGTTGGTAAGAAGCTTACAGACAGTAGTGTTCTTAAGCAGATTGGAAGTGCGCTCTAATGGCTACATACTATTACGCAAACGTTAAGCGGTATCAAGATACTGAGGGTAGACTAGAAGCCCAATACGTAATGAAAAACACACGAATTACTTCCGACAACCACAAAACAAATACTAAATACTATGTTTATTACTTAATTGAAGTTTACGCTACTACCATTAGTAACTTTGCTACTTGGGTAGCTACAGGATCAGATGGAACTTTTGACGGTAAACTTGTTTCTCCCAACTCAGGTACTAATGAAAACAATGGATTAGCTAATGGATTAACTACAAGCACTACCGCTGCTGCAAACACTAGTGCTGCTCAAGTGAGCTTTGTTACACAAGGTGCTCTTACAAATGATAACGGACGTTTAAAAGTTAGTTTTAGTCGTAAGGGTGGAACTACAAACACAAATGTAATTGCCACACCTACAGTAGCAATTCAGTGGAAAAGCGATGCTAGTCCTAACTGGACAAAAATAGCTGACAATAGAATAAACTGGGGAACTACAGGCAATAAAGTACCAAGTATTACTTGGACTACTGTTGTTACTAAACCTGTGTTTCCTTTGGTTGCTATCCAAGCAGTGATTAAAGAACTGTACGGAGACACTCCTCAATTACAAAAGAACACAGTTCTAGCACAAAATCAAATTCAAATTTTGACAAACTATACTTGGGATAAATGTACTAACTTGTGGAACTTTGTTGTTAACTATAAAACTCCTCAATATGGTGGCGAAGGTTATCAGGCACACTGGACATGCACAAAAAATGGTGATCAATGCAAACAAAGTACTAAACCAAGTAAAGATGATTTGTCTACAAAAACAAAGTTAGCTGCCTGGACTAAAAAGAATGTAACTAATAAGATGATTGCTGCTAACTCAAACGCAGCATGTGGAGATACCTCTAGTGGTAATGGCTTAAAAGACATTACTACTGTAACCCCTCCTAAGGGAGATACTAGATGGAACCCACCTCCTCATCGTGATGCACGAGGTGTTTCGCATGCAGAACGAGTTGTATATGAGACTAACGATGATCTTAATATTGTCGCGGCTTTTTCAGAAAAAGATCGTGGAAGAATTTTTCAAGACTCAAACAGCGCTTCTGTTTTAAACAAAAACCCAGATAAGTTAAAAGAACTGGTTTCTGCTAAAGGGGCCACAAATCAATGGGGCTTTAGGTTTATGTATAACCCAACTACTTTTGGATACCAAAGCTCATCTAACAACTCTGTAGACTGGACACTGGGAGCAAGTGACCCTGCAACCCTACTTACAGGTAACTCTTCCGTTAGTTTTGAAGTTTACATTAATCGCATACCTGATTTGAAATACTTGCGTATAAAAAACCCAAGGGTTTCTGAAGCACAGGTTTACGGAAGAGAACTTACTGACATTGAAAAACAGGGTATTTTAAATCGTGGTACAGAATATGACATTGAATTTTTGTATCGAGTATTAAATGGAGACCCTTTAAAAGAATCTTTATTGCTAAGTACAAAGTATAAGGGTGCAACTGCTGACTTTGGATACACAACCGGCGTGCCTTGCTGGCTAGTCTTAAATGAAAACTTAAGATACTATGGCTCTGTTGCCAGTTTTTCGCTCGTTACCCAGCTCTTTGGAATGAAACAGAAGCCTTTGGAACAGGTGCCTCTGTTGCGTCTACTAAAGAATACCTAGCTAGTACTGGAAAGGGACCCTAATGATAGAGAGAGTTTCTAGATATTACAATGGTTCTTTAACTCAGACTCCGGATAAGTACACAGATGGGTTTGTCATCTCTGTTTTTAGACGTTTTTCTGATAGCAAAGAAGTTAACTACATTACCTATACTTGGAAAGACGGAGATAACTTGTCTAGCCTTGCTGAAGTTTTTGGCGTAGGAGCTAAGTATTGGTGGGAAATTTTGGACATTAATCCAGAAATTTTAGATCCGTTTGCTATTGAAGAGGGCACTGTTTTGAGGGTTCCATATGGCAACTAGTTATTCAGGAACCCCTGCACAAAAGAATTTTGTATGGAACTCTAACGCAAAAGACAGTGATTTTGTTGCGTCATTTCCTAAATCACCTGATATGGAACTCATTCTAATTGGAGCTGAGCTACATCAGGACCCTGATGAGCATGATCGTTTAGTTCTTCACTACAAGGGAAAACCTGCTAATAGAAAAAACTCTATTGTTTCTGGAGATCCTATAGTATTTACCTACCGTTCTGGAAAACTTAAGTCTACTTGGAACGGGTACATCCACCATATTCGTCAAGACAACTCCCAACAGAGCGGCAATACTGACATCGTATGTGTAGGGGCGTCTTGGGTTTTAAAGAACACTGATCAAAAGATCTATAAAAATGTTACCGCAGATCAAGTTATCTCAAAAATTGCTAAGAAGAATAGCCTAGAAGCTGTTACACAAAGAGACCCTAGAGTTCGTGCTCAGATATCTCAGTCAGGACAAAGTGACTGGCAGCTTTGTAGAAGCTTAGCTAAGCAGAATGGATTTGCTTTACGTACTGAGAATACCACTATAATCTTTGTATCTAAAAATAAAATCTATCAAAGCCAGAAAAATTCTGCCCCTTACTTTAACTATGTTGACGATGAAGTTGGCGGCGTTGTTCCAGCATCTCTTCGTATGACTGGCACTATTCTTGCTTTTGAACCAATAATTTCTGATCAATCTCCAGAGAATTCAGTGCGTATAGATAGAGTTATCAGTGGTGTTAACACCCATACAGGAGCAGCAGTTAAGGCTACCCACACCCATAAAGCTCCTGCTCCAGGAAACGCTGGCGTAGTTATCCCAAGTAAAAGTTACTTTGCTAAAAAGTTGGAAACACAATGAGTAACTTTTCTACTAATAAATCTGATGGGTCGCAAACAGCGTTCTTTAAAACTCACTATCCTCATGAAGTTATTAAGGATTTAACCAACTCAAAACAGATAGCTCAGGCATTTAGTGATACTAAAAAGTATCAGCATAGGGCCAAAGTTACCATAGTAGGGCACGCAACTCTTCGTCCTTATGACCCTATCTACCTAGATGGTCTTCCAAATGGTATGTCTGGATACTGGACTGTCCTTTCTGTAGAACATATCTTTGGCGGTCGTGTGGCAAAGTATTTAATGAACATTGAAGTAGGAACTGATGTAATAGGTGAAACAGACCCACAAGCTAAAACTAGGGCTGACACTAGAGATGTGCAAAGCGACTTTGCTAATCAATCTTTGACCGTAGCCCCTGCTAAACTTAGCGAGTACAATCTTTCTCCTAATGCCTCTACTGTAAACCCTAATTATGGAGTCACTTCTACAACAGCAGTTCAAAACATATCTAAAGTTGCTGTGCCACAAATTGCTGGGGCCACTCCTTTTAAGGATAAAGCACCAAATATAGATGGTATAAAAAAGACGGTACAATGGATGGCTACTAGTAGTGGAAGGGTATTAAAGTGAGTAATGCTTCTGAGTACATGATGGACCCACAGGGTCGTCCTCGTTTTTACGGTATTTATTCTGGACAAGTAACCGGAGTTAATGATCCTTTAAAACAAAATAGAATTCAAGTTTTAGTTCATGGACCTACCGGAGTAGAGTCACATAACTGGGCTCCAGCCTGTTTACCTATTACGTCTTCCGCTTACCACCCAGATCATCAACCACACACAGCTGCACAAATTGCAGCACTCCTTACAACAACTGCAGCCACTGTTAGTGGTGGTGGTGGTGGTACGGTTCCAGCCTTAACTGTTGTTGCTAAAAGCGGTGGGGGACAGCTAAACCATCCCCATACTACTATTAAAAAAATTGTAGATAAAAATGTTGTATTGTCTTCTCCTACTGCTACTACAGACACTTTAGAGGCTAGTAGATATACTGCTACTAGCGGACTTAGTGCCCCAGGTACTACTGCTACGCAGACACAATCTACGCACCCAGATTTAGCAAAACCTGAACACCCATTTTATAGAACTGTGCCCGCAGTAAACCAACTAGTATGGGTTATGTTTATTGCTGGGGACCCTGACTACCCAGTATGGATAGGAGTACAATCATGAGCAAAGCAATTAGTTTCCCATATACTATTAGCCCTAATGGAATAGTTCAATCTACCGAGTCCCCTGCCAAAATTTACTTAGATAAGGTTTTAACCCTATTATCTTTTTACGTTGGTCAACGACCAATGCAGCCAACCTATGGGGTTGACTGGAGCAGGACTTTGTTTGAAAACAATAGCGACGCTAGAATTGCCATTCCTATTGCCATATCTGAAGCGGTCTCTAGGTGGATTCCTCAAGTTACCGTAACCTCAGTCGACTTTGCCGGGGAAAATGTAGACGGTACTGAAAACGTTATTGTGTCTCTAAAGCTTCCAGATGATACACTTACATCCTTAACAATTAATACTGGAACAATTAACTACGACGGAACTATGACAGCGGGGTATTAAGATAATGCAAATTGACTATACATCTAGAGATTTTGCTGCATTAAAAGCGGACTTGGTTGACCTAATTAAAGAGCGCACCAATACTACTTGGGACCCTACTGACTACTCTGATCTAGGCAACGTGCTAGTAGAAACGTTTGCATATATGGGGGACATTATGTCTCACTACTTAGATCGTATTGCAAATGAAACTACTATCGACACAGCTATCCAGCGTAAAACTTTGCTGTCTTTTGCTAAGCTATACGATTATGTAGTTTCAGGTCCAACTCCAGCTACAGTAAATGTAACTTTTACTAACATTAGTACTAGCACACTTGACATTCCAACTGGAACTCAGGTTATGGCCCCTCTTTCTTTTGGTGCCTACTCTGAAGTATACTTTGAAACTACAACTTCAGCTACAGCAGTTGCTCCTGGAGCATCAATTACTCTTCCATGCCAAGAAGGAAAAACAGTAAACACTGATAAACCAGACTTAATTGATAGTACATTTAATATTGCTTTGCCAGCTAACCTAGGTACGTCAGACGGTAGAGCTACTCAATCTTTTACAATTCCTGAAACAGGCATCGTAAACAACTCTATTACTGTATATGTTGGTCAAGGAGTTGCTTTTGGTAACTGGACCTATGTAGATAATCTTTTTGAATCTGGCCCTGGTGATAGAGTATTTACTACAGCGCCAAATGAAGATGGAACAATTGATATTGTATTTGGTGATAATGTAAACGGTGCTATTCCTCAAAGCGGTCAGCTTATAAGTGCAACCTATAAAGTAAGTGTTGGATCCGCAGGAAATATTAAGTCACTTTCTATTACAGAACTTACATTTTTTCCTGGAAATTTAGATCCACAAATCACCTCTTACTTTACTGTTTCTAACAATATCCCTGCATCAGGCGGTGCTGATGGAGACACAACAGCTAACATTAAAAATAAAATTAAAGCCGCTGTTTCGACAAGACGCAGAGCTGTAACCCTAGAAGATTTTTCTTATCTAGCAAATCTTGCTGAAGGTGTAGGTAAGTCTAACGCAGCGTCAAGTGTATACACTAACGTTAACCTATATGTTCAGCCTCTAAATGATGGTCAAGCAGCTACAGGGTATCCGCAAGCAAATATTATTGGTGTTGCTACAACTGGAACAGCAGTAACATTTGCTACAGACGTAAACCACGGGTTTGCAGTAGGCAATACTGTTAATATTTCTGGTGTTAATCCTGTAGCGTATAACCTGCAGGGAGCTGTTATTACAGCAGTTCCGTCTACAGTAACATTTACTGTAGCAAGTACTGTAACTACAGCGTATGTTATTGGTGGATTAGCTGTTTCTTTAACTCCTACCTCTGCATGGACTAATCTTTCTTATGATGTTGCAAGCTATATGTCAGATAAAATTTTAGCCGGAACAACGCTAACTGTGCTTCCTCCAACTTATGTTCCAATTTATTTATCAGTTACTGTTGACGCTGACTCTGCTTGGAAAAAGTCAGACGTAAGACTAGCTATTTATCAAGCAATGTTAGGTGAAACAGGTCTGTTTTACTACGATAAGAATACCTTTGGACGAACAATTCCTCTTTCTTCAATTACATCTGCTATTCAAAACCTTCCTGGAGTAGTGTCAGCTACTGTAACTCAGCTGTCTAAAGATGCTTCTGGTTCAGTAGGGACTATTGCTTTAGCAGCAAATGAAATTCCATACCTCCTATCTACTAGCTTAGTAACCACAGTCAATGGCGGAATTTAATAAATGGCAAAGTATGGTACTAGAAAATACGGGTCTGGAGTACGTTTACTAGAAAATACGGGTCTGGAGTACGTTATGGCGTAACCTCTGTAGTAAGTGTTTACTACCAATCAAATATTTTTGCGACCTCAATTGACTATCAAACAATTAGAGTTGTTTGGGACCCAATTGTTCCTGACCCTAGCGACCCATCACCTACACACTGGGCTTTAGTTAGAAGTTATTCTGGAAGCGTAGATGATCCTGATAACGGAACTATCCTTGCTGGAGGTAGCTATTCTGGTATTAGCACATCATATACTGATATTATTACAGACGTAGAAGACGTAGAAGTTTCCTATTCTATCTGGCTATTTAGTACTTCAGGATGGAAATTCTGTGGTGCATCCTACGCAATTCTAGTAGGAGAAAAAACCTCTTTAGCTAGGATGTCTAACTGGCTCCCTAAGGCTTGGCTTAACGAAGTTGACGGTACTGGAGAAGGATTATCAACCTATAACTCTAATGGCTTAGTAACCACACTTGGTGTTTTTTCTTTTATGTATGACTATTTGCGGGTGCAAGGAAGTATTTTAGCAAACTCTTTGGATCCTTTTTACACACCAAGTTCTTTGCTAAACGCAAAGACTACAAGTCTAGGTCTTCAATACGAAGCTGCTTTAGGAGACATCTATAATAGATCTTTAGCTGCTACCGGAAATATTGTCAACTCTTATAAGGGTACGTCTCAAAGCCTAACTATTTATACCACAGCTCTCACACACTGGGGTGCTTCATATCGTCTTGGCCACAATCTTATGCTTGATTATAACGATTCTTCTTTTGAACAATCAGTTGGGCGGTGGGGTGTTTCTAGCGGAACACTTTCAGCAACTACATATAGTGCAGCCGGTATTTCTGGTCCAACACCATTCACTGATCTATCCAATCCTGTAAAAGCTCAAGGTGTAGGAAGATTAGCAACTGCATCTACTACCCCAATTACTATGTCTTTGCCCGCTGCCGGTCTTGATATTAAGACTAGCGGAATTCCTATTTCAGGAAACACACGGTATGTTTTTTCTGGGCATGCTAGACGTACTGCGGTAGCAACAACTGTTTCTGCAACTATTACTTGGTACGATCAATTTGGAAATTCACTTGGTACTACTTCTGCAGGAACAACCCTTACAACAACTACTTCTTTTGCGGAGTTTACTAGCATTTCAGACTCTGGAAGAAATGGAAAGCTTTCCCCCTTAAACGCTAAATTTGCTAAAGTAACTCTGACAGTAACTCCTGCATCTGCTACCTCTAATATTGTTTACTTTGACATGTTTCAATTTTCAGAGCCAGAGCATAGCTTTATGTACGAAGATGCCCGCAAAATTTACATAGACGTTGCAGGAGAAAAGGAAAATTACTTCTTTAATCCTGAAATGGAATACGGATTAAGTTCTTGGTCTTGGACAGCTTTAAATGGTTCTTTAAGTCAAGACACTATAAAGACTGAGGCCCTTATTAAAGGACTTACGATAGGTAAGTTAGTATCTACTGCTACAGGCACTACTGGATTTATATCAGATTGGGTTGCTATAGAGCCTGGGCAAGAAATTATTGCCAGTGCTTACATGGTTGGCTCAGCTGCTAGAACTGTAAAGGTGCGTTTAGAGTTTTCTAACCAGCCTAGCAGAGAACTTCAATCATCAATTTTGTCAGATGTCGACGGTCAGTACTATCCTACAGATATATATACTATAGATAGCGATCCGTTTACTTTGTCAACTACCGTGCCTACACAAGTATACGCACAGGGTGTTACCCCTCCTTTTTCTAAGGATGCAGGAAATCCTTTAGTAAAAGTTAGCTTCTACTCTACGGACAATATTGCAGGGGATGCTTATTGGTTAGACGGAGGACTTCTTGAAAAGTCTTCTATTGTAGACCCTTTCTTTTCTGGTGATGGTGGAGCAGTTATTTCTAACCCAATAACTCAAAAGTATTACGCTCCAGCTGACTGTAAATGGGAAACAAAAGAACTATACAACTATGTAAGTAACTCTGGATTTGAAACCAATACAACAGATTGGACTGCAGGTAGCGGAACACTTACTCGCATTGCTTCAGACGGAACTTTCTTACCTAAGTTTGGAACATATTTTGGAAAGTTAACCTATAGCTCTACAGGCTCTTTATCTGGTATCGCTCACCTTGGTTTAGCAGCTATTGGTGGAGAAGATTTTACTGTCTCTATGTATGTACGTAAAGCAGCGGCTACCTATACTTTAGGTACTAACACATTTACAATATCTGCTGCTGAGGCTGATGGGTGGAAAAGAATTCACAGTACAGTTCAGCTATCTGCTGGACAGACTACCGTTCCTTTTACAATATCTGTTGCTAATACTTCAGGGTCAACATCTACTTTTTTCCACATTGATGGAGTGCAGGCAGACTACGGTCGAGTAGTAAGCCAGTATTTAGATATTACTTTAGGAACAACCTTTGCTATACCTAACCCTGTCACATCTGGTAAAACTATTTGGGGAAGTAAAGTTCAAAGTACTGGTGGAGGAAAGAGTAGTTATTTCTCCAACTATGCTACAAAGATTAGTCGTTTGTATGACACGTTAGGCAACTACATGCCAGTTGGAGCTACTTGGGGCATCAACCCAGGAATTAATTCAGCTCTATACGAAGATCTTCCTGGAGCAAAAATTCCTGCGTCTTCTTTTGAACTTAGCCTTTTAGGTTGGGAAGCAGTTAATTCAACCCTAGTAAGAAAAATTGCTGGCGGTACTTTGCTTGCAGATAACGTAACTCACGGACAAGGTTACTGCCGAGTTACAACAGCAGGATCAAGCTCCGCCATACCTTTTGGTATTAAAACCGGAAAGATTTATTTAAATCCGGACGCTGGATACTATGCTTCAATTGCAGTACGACCAGTGAACTCTGATTCACTTGGTAGTTATTCATTAGTAGTTGACTACTATGACATTAACGATAACGTAATCGTTGTGTATCAAGATAACATAACTGGAAATAAAACTACTAACTCTATGGATAATGCAACACCTCCTGCACCAAATACAGTTATTACAACTGCTGCTAGAACCCAGACTGCATCAATAACCCATACAGATCGCTGGGCCTATGTTGGAAACTCATTCCCAGTCAGCTCTATAACTGGGGCAGCCTATGCAATTGTTAGCATTAATTTTAGCCCAACCACTTATGTCTCAGGTCAAGCCTTCGACATTGACAGAGTTGTATTTAGAGAATAGAATAGATCTATGGGCATAGTAATAATTGCGGGGTTAGCCACGGCGTGTATTTTAACAGCTGTGGAGAGTTTAATCAAACCGCTAGGTAAGTGGCGAGGACTATTAGCTTTAATAGTTAGTCTACTTGCATGCCTCAATCTAAGCACACCTTTGCTATACCTAGTCGTATACACGCTGGCATCTACATTTGTAAGCCTAACCCTTTCACTTGCTACAGAGCAAGTCTTAACCGGCATCTCACCACGACAAGCCCGCGGTTTGCTAACCCAAAATTATCTTTACGAGCCAGATCACTTTTCTATTACTTTGTTGAAAAGGGTCGGGTTATTTCGGCTGACGAATTACGAAGCACCAAAGAATTCCCTGAAGGTAGGGATGCGCTTCAGTCTGCCATCAATGAACTGAAGGATCTCAAGTACGTTAAGTCTGTCCGAGTACAGAACAATGGGCAATGGATTGCCCGTCTAAAATTCACAGATGAGGCTAAAAAGCTGTTTTCTACCGACAACGGCTTTTCAGGGCACCTATACATAGACAACTATACAGCTACTAGTGATATAACTACTAGTACTAATATAGTTAAAGATACTAACGTATCTTTAACTATAGGGGCTGCGCCCCAAGAAGGAGAAGAGATGGTTTGGAATCTTGATGGGGATGAAGAAGCTCCTAAGGTAAAGCGAGGCCAGGAAGAACCTGCCACCGGAACTATCGGTAAGATCGAAGATCGCCAGGCTAGACTCAACGCAAAGTACAAGAAGCCAGTAAAGGCTCCGCGTGATAGCAAGGACCGTATCAATACTCCGGAAGAGCTTTGGTCTACCACAGACTTGATCGCAGAGTTCTACGACCTAGTTGAGAAGGCTGCACCAAACACTTCCAGCCAAGTTAACAACAAGTACCTAGCAACTTGGATTAACAAGCAGGTTGGTGAAGGCACACAGCGTTATGAAGTTCTAAAGGCTATGCGTATGTTCTTTGCGGATCCTCGTAACCTAAACGACCTTGGTATCGGCAAGCCACTATGGCAACGATTCTTTTCATACTACCCAACGATTCAGGGAATTGTTAAGAAGCCAGAGCAACCAACATACTCTACAGATAAGCTCAAGGCACACCAAGAAAAGATGATGCGACTACTAGAGGGGGAATAATGTACGACTTGTCTAAAGAAGCACCAAGCATTCGCAAGCAAATCGTGCAGGCTGGTCTCCCAATGAAAACCATTGGGAAGGAATTCTCTGATTTGGATTCCACACCCGCCCTTGATGCAGTCAAGAAATGGGTGTCCAGAGTAGTCAGTGGCGAGATTATCCAAAAGGCCGGATCTCCGTCCTGCGGACTCGGAATTATGCTGGTGGGTAATCCAGGTCACGGCAAGACTACAATGGCTTCTACGGCCCTGCAGAGCCTTATCAGGGGTATTCCAGCAGACGTCTTAGGGATCCCTGGAGGCTTCCCAAAACGCATAGGCGGGTTTATGGACTATCCAAAGCTTTTGAGGCTTCAGAAGTCCCAGTTCTCCGACGAGGATGAGGCAACTCAAATCCTACTTGACGGCATATATGGTGACTCGGATAGAATGAATAATGTAAGAGTTTTTGTTCTAGATGATATCGGTAAGGAATATAGAACTGCATCAGGTTGGGCAGAGAACACGTTTGATGCACTACTACGTTCAAGATTTAACGCAGGGCTTCCAACGATTGTAACTACAAACGTTCCTCTTGAAAATTGGGGAAGCGTTTATGGGTCACCTATGGGAAGCTTTGCTATGGAAGCGTTCATACCAATCGAAGTAGAAGCGCCACAGGGGGACAGACGAGGATGAAGGAAACTACTATGAGTACATGGCAAGTAACGCAATTATTTTTGTCTGACTCTGGACCGCATGAGGTTTGGATCAACGTTGACAATAAGAGGCTACGTTGTAATTGCGAGGGATTCAACACACGAAACTCTTGCAAGCATACTCGTTATGTTTCAGACAAGATGAAGAAGAACTCTGGAGTATATCCCGTAGAGATCTCTAACAAAGCTCCACAAACTGACGCAGCGTTAGCAAGTTTAGATCCCATTATGTTTAGGGATTTCCTATTGAAGTATGGCAAGATCGAAGTATTGTAGAAATGCGCGGGGGCGATATATCAAATGAAACTCCTATGCGGGTTGTGGTTACTTTGGACTGTATCCTTGATCGCAGGCCCACCTTTAAAAAGGTATTTGGTGTGGCGGTCAGTGGTGAAGAAACTACGTACAATAGACAGTCGTTATCTTTATTCTGGCGATTTGCAGAAACCCACTCCTACACTCTAGAATTAGTAGGGTACGGGTTTTCTCAAAAAGAAATGGATGAGGTTCTCGAAGATCTAGATAATCTTGGAACTAACCCGTTTAACTACGCAAAGGCTTATAGAGTTCCTGCAGATCTTGTTGCAGAGTTAGCTTACAGGCCTGAGTTAAAGCACGTGATTGATATACCCGAACGTGGGCTACGTTACGGGCATTGGTATTTAGATATGGGGGCAGCCGGTGGCAGCAGATAATGAAGAGAGATTAATATCTCGAGTCGTAAGAACTCGTGAGATTATCCCTGCCTTAGAAAAAGGCGTAGATGATAGTTGGTTCTTTGTTGATGAGAATCGTGCTGTCTGGAAGTTTATCCGTACCCACTGGACTCGTTACCAAGAGATCCCTAGCGCAGTAACTGTTAAGGATAATTTTCCTACATATCGTTTGCTTGCTGTAGAAGATTCGTTAGACTACTTGGTAGATCAACTAGTAGAGTACCGTAGACGTCAGAAAGCTATCGAAGTAGTTCAGTCTGCTGCAGAGCTTATTGCTTCAGGAAATCACGACGGTGCAATTGCAGAGATGAGTTCTGGCATTGCAACTATCTATGATGAAGGTGCTACTCAGTCTAGCGACGTTGACCTTACCAAGGATCCTGACAAGCGTTATCAAGAATACTTAGACATTAAAACTCGTGACGGTGCTTTGCTTGGATACCGCACAGGGTTTAGAACTATTGACGAGGCTACAGCTGGTCTACAGAATGGTCAGCTGATTACAATCATCGCACCACCTAAGACTGGTAAGTCAGTCCTTGCTATGCAGATTGCTGTTAACGTACACGAGGACGGGCACGTCCCAATGTTCCAGTCTTTTGAGATGAGTAATATTGAGCAGCAACATCGTCACGATGCTATGCGTGCCAAGATTGCACACTCTCGTTTAGTCCGAGGAAACTTAAATCTAGACGAAGAGAAAAGATACAAAGCAACCCTAGAGCGTATGGAAACCATGCAGAAGTTTTACTTGACAGATAGTACATCTGCAATGACAGTTACCGGTTTGGCTGCAAAGATTGAGAAGATCAAGCCGGACATTGTATTTGTTGACGGCGTTTATCTTATGGTTGATGAGGCAAGCGGTGAGTCAAATACTCCGCAAGCTTTGACAAGTATTACTCGTAACCTAAAGCGTTTAGCACAGAAAGCTAATATTCCAATTGTGGTGTCCACCCAGGTTCTTCTTTGGAAAATGAAGAAGCGTCAGGTATCCGCAGATGCGATTGGTTATTCATCCTCGTTCTTCCAAGACTCAGATGTTATTTTGGGTCTTCAAAAACAGGATGAAGAAGATGATTCATCTCGTGAACTTCGTATTGTTGCAAGCCGTAACTCCGGCCCAGCAACTAGCGATCTTCTATGGGACTGGGAAGAAGGGAAGTTTGAAGAGTATGGAACCTTTGGCACTCCAATCAAGCCCTTTTAACGGAACTCAACTATGTGCTGGAGAAAACCCAGACGTATTCTTTCCAGAAAAGTACACAAATCATAAAGAAGTCCAGAGGGCTAAAGAAATTTGTGGAGACTGTTGGATTAAAGAAGAGTGTTTTAAGTACGCAATACAGATCCCAAACCTAGAGGGCATCTGGGCAGGAACAACACCGCAGGAAAGGAAAAGATTATTAAAAACATCAGCGATCTAAAACCAGATTATACAAACGCAATGGATGTACGTGGAGAACCAACTCACGTTTGTCCTTGTGGGTCAACTTTATGGGACATCAAGGCTATGTTCCAAGACTATGAAATCTCAATGTACTTCTTGGACATGGAGTGTTCAGAGTGTGGTACTAAAGCTACCGCACCAACATTGCCAGACATGCCAGAAGACTACGTAATGATGGATGACCGACCAAAAGAAGAATATACAGAAGAGGACTAATATGTATCGTGAGGGCGACGTAGAGTCTGTACTACTAAGACTAGGTATTGAAGTAGACCAGCGCAACGATGAGTTGCTTGGTCTATGTCCTATGCACCTAGAACGAACTGGTCGTGCAGACTCTCGCCCGTCATGGTCTATGAATGTGGAGACCGGTGTCCACCATTGCTTCTCCTGTGGATACCGTGGAACTCTTCTTACTCTTGTAGCAGAGATCAATGAGTTTGAAACTCAGTGGGGTCGTCTTGACTTTGAGGCAGCCAAAGACTGGTTGCGTCAGAACATCGAGGTTAACTTTGAACTGATTGCAAAGCAGTTAGAAGAGGCTAAGAACAGCTACATTCCTGTCCAACCTTTGGTGGAGATGAGTGAGGCACGTCTGTCGATTTTCGACAGCCTACCACCAGATTGGGCTTTATCTGCTAGAGACCTAACCGCAGAGGCTTGCATCAAGCACTCTGTTAAGTGGGATGCAAGGCAGCAGGGTTGGATCACACCTATCCGTCAACCCGATACCAACAAGCTTATGGGCTGGCAAGAAAAGGGACAAGTCAATCGCTACTTCCGTAATCGTCCTACCGGTGTGCAGAAGTCTAAAACTTTGTTTGGTCTTGATGTGTGGACCGGTGGAACTATGATCATTGTTGAGTCTCCACTCGATGTAGTAAAACTCTCATCATTGGGAATTGCAGGAGGCGTCTCAACCTTCGGTGCATCTATCAGCCAGGATCAAGTTGATCTCATGCGTCGTGCCGATAAGTTAATCATTGCCTTCGACAATCCTAAGGTAGATCTAGCCGGAGAGAAAGCTTCTCGTGACATGCTTGCTCGTACCAAGAAAGAAGGCCTGGAGTGTTTCTTCTTTAACTATGCTGGCGACTACAAAGACATTGGCGATATGCCTGAGGATCAGGTTATAATGGGTATAGAGAGTGCAAAGCATTCTGTGTTTGGAGAGCGAGCTTTCGTATGAGTTTTACCGGAACACTTCTACCTTATCAGGTAGAGGCTGTAGAGGCTATGGTAGACCGCAAGAAGATGCTTGTGGCCTATGACCTTGGCCTGGGTAAAACAGTTTTGACTATTGCTGCTCTTGAGAAGTTAAAAGACGAAGGAAAGATTACAGAACCTGGTATAGTTATCTGCTTATCCTCATTGAAGTATCAGTGGGCAGATCAGATTAGGAAGTTTACCGATGGTGCTGCAAACACTGTGGTCGTGGATGGAACCCCGTCTAAAAGAGCAGAGCAATACGTTACCGCTGAAACAGCTGACTACGTCATCCTCAATTACGAGCAGGTTGTTAACGACTGGGAGTATGTTCAACACCTTGCTAGAGGGTTCGTCGTATGCGACGAAGCAACCGCAATCAAAAGCTTTAGATCAAAACGATCAAAGCAAGTAAAGAAGCTTACTAGCCCTGTTAAGTTTGCATTAACCGGCACCCCTATTGAGAACGGTAAGCCGGAAGAGCTTTACAGCATTATGCAGTTTGTAGACTCAAAGGTCTTAGGACGCTTTGATCTTTTTGACCAAACATTTATTGTACGCAATCGTTTCGGTGGTGTTGAACGCTACCGTAATCTAACTACCCTCAGCAAAACTCTTGCAACAACAACAGTTCGTAAGAGACAGACAGATGCAGACGTCGCACCCTACCTGCCCGACACGATTTTCGCGGAGCCGATTTTGGTAGAGTTTGATCGTGCCGGATCTGTTCTCTATAAAGATATTGCACGAGAACTCCTAAAGGATCTAGATGATGCAGTAGAGTCATTCGGCTCATCATTTGACCTGTTCAGCCACTACGCTGGGGAGCACTCCAACGATGTAATGGACGCACTCAAGGGCAAGGTAATGTCAAAGCTGACAGCACTTCGTATGCTTTGTGATCACCATGAGTTGATCCGTGTCTCATCATCTACATCCGGTTACGCAGGACAGTTGGAAGAGGCGGGCAAGCTTGATAAGCTAAAGCAAACTCCAAAGCTATCCGCACTCAAAGAGTATGTAGATAACTTTTTGGGAGAGTACGAAGGAAACAAAGTTGTTATCTTTACAAGCTATGTACATATGGTTAAGTTAATTAGAGAAGCACTTGACTAATGGTTAAGTTAATTAGAGAAGCACTTGACTATGAGTCATCACCATACACGGGGGAAATGAATGCTAAAGAAAAAGAAGAATCAAAAGTCAAGTTCCAGACGGATCCCAAAGTTAGGATCCTTGTCAGCTCTGATGCTGGGGGGTATGGTGTTGATCTACCTCAAGCTAATCTTCTTATTAACTATGATCTCCCGTGGAACGCAGGACTCGCACTTCAACGTAATGGACGAATCAGAAGAGCATCCAGCACATGGCCCTCAATCGTAATCCAAGACTTCATTATGGATGGATCAATTGAGGAACGGCAGCACGCTATGCTCGTACAGAAGATGGCTGTAGCAAATGCAATCATTGACGGAGAAGGCATCAATACTGAGGGTGGAGTAACATTAACAGCCGGCACACTTAGGGCTTTCTTAGAGGCGGTTTCGGTTTAAACTATGACTATGCCTAACGCACCTAAGACCCCGACTCGCACTATCCGTGTGTCTAACGACCTCTGGACTGCTGTGAAAGACAAGGCTGCCATCGAAGAGCGTACCGTTACAGACGTTATTATTGAGGCTCTCAAGGCATACGTTGGCGATTTGCGTTCCTAAGGATTACCGTATAGAATAGTAACAGGAGGAAAAAATGCCAAATGTTATTGAACGCCAAGATCCACAAGACCCAGGTTTCATGCCAAAGGTCTCAGAATTTATAACCCTACGTAGTCGCATTGACGACATGAGCAAGCAGCGAGATTCAATCAAAGCAGACTTGTCAGAGCTAGTTGATACTGTAGGAGAGCCTGACGAAAAGGGAAACCTGTGGCTCCGTCTTCCCCACGAAGTTGACGGATTCACATCTCTACAACGCCAGCGCAAGGTGTCTCAGTCTTTAGATGAAGATACTGCTGTAGAACTTCTTAAGGAAAAGGGTCTGTACGACCGTTGCTATGCGATGCTTCCAGTTCTTAAAGAGGACGAAGTTATGGCATGTCTATACGAAGGTCTTATCACAGAAGAAGAAGTTGATAAGATGTTCCCGAAGAAAGTATCGTACGCATTTCTTACTAGCAAGGCTTAATAATGGAAGATCAGGTAGACAAGTTTTTTGGTGGCTTGGATGATTTCTATCCAGGGTCTAAGAAGAAGCGTCGCCCTGTAGACCCAAATGCTAAGCCAAAGAAAACAAAAGAAGAAGGATCCTGGGATGCAAATCCACAGGTTAAAAAACTACCCAACGGAAACGTGGTAGAATTATATAGTGCAGGGTCATTGTGCCAAGCACTAGGAAGACCGATAGTTACTCTACGGCTTTGGGAACGAAAAGGTTATATACCACGTGCACCCTATCGCCTAAAGTCAATCATCGTAGACGGAGTAAAGAAGCCAGGATGGCGGATGTATTCTAAAGCAATGATCGAGGAAACTGTTCGGATCTTTAATTCTCGTGGTCTCTTAGAGTCACCGAGAATTGATTGGAATCGCTATCCAGATATGTCAATTGAATTGGCAGAATCTTGGAAAGTGATTCACGATCAAGAAACCAACTAACCACCTAGCGTAAAGACCCTTGGGTCTCAGCTATCAGCCAAGTAAAGAGAGGAAGCCATGAGCGCTTCATTAAAAATCCAGAAAGATCTACCAAACGTAGATTCATACTCAACTCCAGTAGTTGAGGAAAACCTGTTCGTTGAAGAAGATGAGAACGAAGTTCCTTCACACTCATCTGTTATTCAGTCAGGTTGGGGTGCAGCCAAGAAGGCTGTAGCCAAGTCAACAAAAACCTTCGCAACGGATTTCCGTTTTGACGAAGATGTGCAACTAATCAAATTCATCTCTGACGAGCCAATGGTGTTCATGCAGCACTGGATTAATCGTCCGGGTAAAAAGTCGTTCATTAGTATCGGTGAGGATGATCCACTAATCGCAGTGGGTAGTAAGCCAGACCAAAAGTTTGCGTTTACTGTTCTTAACCTTTCTGATGAAGACCCACAACTCCAACTAATGATTGTCGGGGTTCGTCTATGTGGTCAGCTTGAGAAGCTTGCTTCAAATGCGAAGACAGGTCCACTCAATCGTCCTGACCTCTACTGGGCAGTAAGCAAGACTGGTCAAGGCACCAAGACTTCTTACTCCGTCGTTCCTGTCAAGGAACGTGACCTCGCTGATGAATGGGAAATTGATCCTATTGCAGCTGCTGAGCTAATCAAAACAATGAAGCCTCTTGGACAAGACTCTCTCCACATGTCCACTAAGGCAGAACTTGCAGAGATTGCTCGAGAGATTGCAGCAAGCAACTAGTCAACCCCATTAACTTGAGGGGCCCGGTCTACCTCCTTTCTCACGGGCCCCTCTACTATCAGAGGAGAGCAATGAATATTATTACCACACTAGATAAGTTAGAGGATCTTGTTTCCTATTACAGTGAACAAGAAGCCTTTGTCTTTGACGTGGAAACTGTAGGGGATCATCGGGGAGATCCACGCCAGAACATAATCACTTGGATCGCACTGGCCACTGAAGGCCGTGTGGATGTTATTCCTATGGGCCATCCAAACGGAGATTATGTTCGTACAGAATATCCATTGCTACCCTCTGCCCAAGATCGTATTATCAAAGGCTTACCTATTCGTGCTTCTGATTACAGCAAGGATGAGCGCAAAGCCACAAAGAGGTTAAGATTGGCCACAACTTAAAGTTTGATCTACAGAGCGTTACCAAGTACTTTGGTCAGCTCCCAGCGCAACCATACGCATGTACCCTTAATGCTGCGTTTATTCTTAACACACAGGACCGACTAAACCTTGGTCTTGATGACTGCTTGAAGCGTGAGTTTGGTTATCACATGGTCAAGGGTGTTGGTAAAGAAGTAGAAGTATATTCTTTTGACGAGGTGGCAACCTATGCAGGTCTTGATGCTGAGTGGACCTGGAAGCTTTGGAACAAGTATGCAGAGAAGTTAGACACAGATAGTCTCCGTGGTTTATTTAATCTGGAGATGGATGTTCTTGAGGTTATCTGCACTATGGAATTACGTGGTGCGGACATTGACGTAGATGAGTTGGGTAAGCTTAAGGCTAGCCTAGAACTTCAGCTAGAGACTACCAAGGCTAACATCTATAAGTTGGCTGGTAAAGCATTTAATATTAACAGCGTACCTGAAAAGCAAAAGATTTTATTTGCTAAGAAGACAGAAGGTGGTAGAGGGCTTCGACCAAAAGTCTTAACACCTGCAGGAGAGAAGCGTATGGAGGCTGGGGCAGAGTCTAGCGTTGCTGACTTTTCAGTAGCAGAGCCTGCACTAAAGATGTTTGCCGGTAAGGATGCTTTAGTAGATGAGATGCTTAACTACTCTGATCTTAATAAGCTGTTGACTACTTATGTAGTTCCCTATCTAGGTGGAGATATTACTCGCACCTTAGCTGGCAAGTCTAAGACTGTTGCTAAGAAGAGTCTGCTCCTTAATGGCAAGATCCATACAGACTTTATTCAGTACGGTGCAGAGACAGGTCGTTTCTCAAGTCGTAACCCTAACCTACAGAACGTCCCCAATCCACGTACTCTTAATGGTAAAGCTATTCGTAACCTCTTTGTTGCACCAGAGGGTAGCAAGCTTGTTGTAGCCGACTACTCACAGATTGAGCCACGTGTTCTTGGAGGATATATACACAACGATTGGTAATACAGTTGGTGTAGATCGTTCTGCAGCTAAGACCTTAGTTCTTGCAATGATGTACGGTGTTGGTCCAGACAAGATTGCAGAGTCTATTGGAGTATCTGTTAACGAAGCACGTAACCTACTCGATTCGTTTATGGCTAAGTTTCCATCAGTGGCTAAGTACAAGAAGCAGGTTATTGCTGATAGCCGTAGGCGTGGGCCAGTACCTTACGCCCTGACCTATTTAAACCGTCGTAGGTATATTCCAGACCTACGATCTAATGTCATGTGGCAACGTTCCAGGGCTGAACGCCAGGCTTTTAACACGGTTATCCAGGGGTCTTCGGCAGATTTGATTAAGCTTGCTATGATTAGGGCACATAAGTTGATCCCGGATGAGTCAAGTTTGATCCTGACTATTCACGATGAATTGGTAACTGTTACTCCAGATCATTTAGCTGAGGAAACAGCAGCAGCTATTCGTGAGGCTATGGAAGGCATTAAAGCTCTTAACATTCCTATGATCGCAGATGTAAAGACTGTACAGCGATGGGGAGAAGCCAAATAGTGTTCTGGAAAAAGAAGCGTAAGGTAAAGCGTCTAGAGATCAATCATCTTCCGCTGCCAGTTTTAATTCGTCAGGTAATCTACGACACTATGCTCATGCCAGCAGAAGAGATTGCTAACATCATGGGCTTACCCCCAATCTCTGATGACGTGGCTGAAATGGAAGAGCGTGAAAGTCAGAAGCGCTTAGAGAAGTTTGCAATTTTGATTCCGTTTATAGATTCACACGCAGATATTGCAGCAAAGATTGCTGCTTCAGCGTACATGATCGAAGACGAAGACGAAGACTACGGAGAATTAGAAAAGCTTGGTATAGAAGATCTTGAGCAGCTAACAAAGTTATTTAGGTTAGTTGCCTTATCTTCTTCTATATCCTGTGTGTCAACTTTATTTAATCTAGGACTGATCAAGTCATTGGCGGTGGATGATGAGTAGTAATTGGTGGGCTAATAAATTAGGTGGGGCTCCAAACTCCACACCTACTCCGGCAACAGCTCCTCCACAAGGGAATGTATATCGGGCAACACCTGGTGCACCCAATACCCAGGTAAGCTATGATCATAATCAAGATCAGTTAGTAACTAAAGCACAAAGTGCACGGGCAGCTGATCGTTGTCCAGCATGTTACTCAGGAAATTATATGTCTTCACCGCATGCGTTGCTACGACTGTGGATACCCAATTATCCAGCAAGGCTCCGGTCTATCCGGAACAGGTACCGGTAACGGTCCAGTAGTAGCATCAAAACAAGTAGGGCAAAGTGGCGGATTTAATCCAACAACAATCGTAGGGAGACTAGAGTAATGGCCGTTATTAATTCAGAAGCACTTAAGGTTGTAGCAAACATTAACAAGAAGCTTGGTGCAGGTACAGTTGTAACTGCAGATAAGGTTCGATTAGCGGAACGTATTACTACTGGGTCTCTAACACTTGATGTTGTGCTTGGTGGAGGTTGGCCTATGAACCATTGGGTAGAGTTAGTTGGCGAAGCCTCACACGGTAAGACAGCATTAGCTCTTAAAACTATCGGTGCAAATCAAAAACTAAACCCTGAGTTCACAGCTGTATGGATTGCTGCTGAAGCTTTTGATGCAAAGTATGCTGAGCTTTGTGGTGTAGATACTCAACGTGTTATTCTTGTAGAAACTAATAGTATGGAGGATGCTTTCGATGCGGTTATCCAATTCATGGAAAGTAAGGCTGTTGACATGGTTGTTGTTGATTCTCTCCCCGCTCTCGTTCCTTCAGCGGAAGACGAAAAACACATGGAAGAATTCACTGTGGGACGTGGAGCCCTCATCACGAACAAATTCTTCAGAAAAGTAGCGTCAGCTACAAAGCGTGACCTAGTAGAGGCAGAACGCCCAGTACTAGGAATTATGATTAATCAATATAGAATGAAAATTGGAGTAATGCATGGAGATCCACGTACCACCCCAGGTGGTCTTGGGAAAGACTATGCCTATAGTATTAGAGCAGAAGTTAAACGTGACGACTGGTTGGAGGTTGGAACTGGCCAGGATAAGCGCCGTGTTGGAGGTGGGCCAATTGATGCGGGTGGATTTGATACCGGCAAAGAGATTGTGGCATTATCTATTCTTAATGGTATTGTAGATCGTCGTGGTGGTTGGATGTACTACGGCGAACGTAAGTGGCAAGGTGCTCAAGCGTTGATCGATTCTCTTCGTGAAGAGGTAGAATTGAGGGATGAGATTAGTCGTGCTGTAATGGACACGCTAAAGTCAAGCCCAGTTCTTATGATCGAAGCAAACGATGAAGAGTGAAGGCCAGAAACAATCTTTAAAGCATGAAAAACGTTTGGAAAAAATAGCAGGTGGTAAGCGCAGTGCCGCCTCTGGTGCATTTTGGTCTCGTAAAGGAGATGTCAGAAGTGACGATCTCCTCATCGAACACAAGTGGACTGGGAAGAAGTCTGTGACTATTAAGTCAGAGGTACTTCAAAAGATTACAAAGGAAGCAATACTAGATAGCCGTACTCCGGTTCTAGGGCTTCACCTTGATGGTGAGAACTACGTCGTTCTTTTAGAGGAGGATTTCTTTGAATTACGTAATTCAATAAGAGGTGAATAGTGCGTTACAGCGATGACCCCAGCTGGACTTGGCGATATCAAGCGAAGTGTCGAGGAGAAGATACAGAGATATTTTTTCCACCACGAGACAAAGCTTTATATAAGCCTATAGCTGATAGGGCTAAAGCTATCTGTTGGGGTACAGATGGCAAGCCAGAGTGCCCGGTTAGACAAGAGTGTCTAAAGGAGGCTATAATGAATAATGAGCTACATGGAATCTTTGGTGGTATGTCACACAGAGAACGTAACGCAGCTCAACGCAAGTACGAGAAGCAGGGGCTCAAAGACAATAGCCAGCAAAGATTTAAAAGCATTCCTTAATACGAGTAAGAGAGAAACTCGTCTTATGGGTGCAGTAGAACGACATGTTTTATCTAAGCCTTTTGATGATCGTGACATGAGTTACATTCACCCATCAGATATTATTAAAGAAGACTGGTGTGCGTTAGCGCAGTACCACGCAGTAACAGGTAATTATACAGAGACACGTGACAAGACTACAGCTCGTCTTGCATCAATCTTTGAAGAGGGCCATACTATTCACGCTAAGTGGCAGAACTGGTTTAAAGAGATGGGCGTGCTTTACGGCATGTGGTATGACTCTACCGGTACTTCTTGGGCGGTATCTAAAGATATACACCCAAGTGTTAAGTATAAAGAAGTACCGCTACGCAGCGATAAGCATATGATGCGTGGACATGCTGATGGTTGGATCAAAGGCTTAGGCGATGATTGCCTTATTGAGATTAAGTCTATTGGTTCAGGCACTTTGCGTTTTGAAGCTCCTGCAATTCTCCAGCAAGCTAACGGAGATATAGAGCAGGCTTGGAAACAGGTTAAGACTCCTTTCCGTATGCACCAACTTCAAGGCCAGGTATACCTACATCTATGTCACTTGATGGTTGAAGAGGGCTTACTTGAGGTTGCCCCTAAAGAAATTGTATTTATCTATGAACTTAAAGCCAACCAAGACTACAAAGAATTTGTTGTAGCTTACAACCCAGAGTTTACCAAAGAGATCTTTGATAAAGCTTTGGATATAACATGGGCAGCAGAAAACAAACGTCCACCTATGTGCAGCATTGATCCTGCAACAGGCTGTAAGCGTTGTGCACCATTTCAGGAGGCAAAGTGAGTATCAGTAGAGATGTTCTTGCAGCAGTAAACGAACTTGGGTTTTCATTAACGCCTAAGCCAGAGGTAGACATCCCTATGTTGCCTCGTGATATCACAGAGTTAGACGACGAGGGTCTCATGGATCTGTTCGTGCAGTTTACTCAATGGAATGATCACCTTGCCGGTGCTCAAGCCATTGCGATTATCAATGAGCGTGAAGCACAACGCAACCTGGATAACGCAGAGGCTAAGGCAATGCTAAAGCACTGGACTGGAGCTAAGGGTGACCGTGTTGCTTTGGTAAAGGCACAGATTGCTGATAGCCAGGACATTCAAGACCTACAACATGAACTAGATATTAAGTACGCTTTTCGTAAATTGATTGAGACTAGAACTAGTAACGTAGAGCGAGACTCTCAACTTGTGTCTCGTGAGCTTACACGACGTACCTCAGATGGTGGGGGAATGAGAGCTAGAACACGGAGGTTCAACACATGATTATTGGACTTACAGGATACGCACAGTCTGGAAAAGATACCGTTGCCAACATCTTAGTTGAAAAGTTTGGGTACACACGTGTTGCTTTTGCTGACAAGATTCGGGAGTTTCTTTATGAGACTAATCCTATGTATGATTCTATTCTTGGAGAGCCACTATTTGTACGGGCTAAGGTAGATCGTGATGGGTGGGAAGAGGCTAAGAAGTCTCCTCACATTCGACGTTTGCTTCAAACCTCAGGTGTAGCAGCTCGTAAAGTATTCGGAGAAAACTTTTGGGTACAGCAGGCTTTGAGAGATATTAACTCTGAGGGCAACTATGTTATTACAGATGTTCGCTTTACTAATGAAGCCGATACAATTAAGTCATACAACAACTCTCAGCTATGGCGAGTAAAACGCCTTGGTGTTGAGGCTGTTAATGGGCATGTCTCAGAACGTGAGCTAGATGGATACCCAGTAGACCAGATCTTTGTTAATAACACAACCATTGAGGACCTAGAACTTCTAGTAAAGACAAGGATGGCAGGATATGCCAAGTCAGCATAGGAAACATCGTGGATACAGATCTCAAAAAGTTGTTGCAAACTACCTTGTTGAGCATGGCTTTCCGTTTGCGGAATCCACAGGTGCTGGTAGGCCTGGAACTATTAAGCAGCTTAAAGACCGGTCTGACGGTAAAGATCTACCCGTAGCCGTACTGCGCTTAAACGGGCAGGGAGAGGCTTCTATTGGGGAATGGGTGACCATCCTTAGATTAGAAGACTTTGTAAATCTTTTAAGAGCTGCTGGTTATGGAGACCCTGTAGAGACAGCTTAAGGTATAGTTTCCCTAGGTGGGCACATACCTTAAGGACTACAACTCGTGAATGAAAAAGATACAGAAGAAAAGTTCCTGCGTGTAAGCGCTGGATCTAACGCACAATCCGTCGGCTCAGCTATCGCACATGCGCTATATGAATCTCCACAGATTAAGCTACGTGCAGTAGGAGCCTCAGCAGTAAACCAAGCAGTAAAAGCAATCGCCATTGCTAGAGGATACGTAGCCCCTAGAGGACTAGATCTTAGCTGTCGCCCAGGTTTTACAACCGTGGAGTCGAGAGATGGATCTATTTCCGCAATTGTCTTTACTATCTCGGTCAATTAAAACAGAGCTCTCTAACAGATAGGTACCATAATGGCAAAGTCAGATGTAGACGCTGCGGCAGCCGCAGGAAATACACAAGGTCGCAAGACAATTGGTGATGAAGGACGTAAGTTCTCTTAACCATCAGCATCACCAAAGGCCGGCACACTTGTTCCTAAGAAGAACACAGCAGCCGGAGATCCAACTGGCGCAGGCACAAAGGCTAACCGTGTTAACCAGCCATACGCTGGAGAACGCAAGGGTGCTGCGTATTCAATCAAGGCAACATACACAAAGCAAACAGACCCAGCAGCTGGAATGACTCAGGCTAACGGTCGCATTGTTTCACCATCAGTCACTCGTCAGAGAGACTCTTGGGCACAAGGAATTGAAACTTCATACTAAATAGTATACAATGATAATAGGGCCTTTTAATTAAGGCCCTATTATTAGCTGGAGGGCGCTATGAGTTTAGATGCTTTGTATTCAAAAGCAAAAGAAGAGAACACTTACGTTATTGGTAAGTGTGTTGTAGGTCAATGGGCTATACTCCTGCCCGAATCAGATATCAAGGCCTTTGAAGAATCTTTAAATGATGAAGACTTTAGTACACGTAGTCTTCACACTCTTTACAAAAATGCTGGTGCAACTTTCGGTCTAACGTCTCTTAAAGAGCATAGAAATGGGAACTGTTCATGTCGCTAAACGATGCATATAATAACGCTAAAGAAGAGGCTGCTGCATCTAGTGGCTTAAGTTCTATTGATAAATTGCTTAAGGCTAACGGCCTGAGCCCAGAAGATGTAGGCAAGATCAGTAAGGTCAGCCTCTCTACTAATCCAGATGATACTAAGATCATTCTTTCTCCTAAGTGGAGTGAAGGTCCAGCCTGGCAACCAGTACAGCCAGCAGATCCAGTTATCGTTAATCCAAAAATTCCCCAGACCCCTGCGCTGATAAGCAGTGGCTGGAAAGTAGCTGTTGCACTACCAGATCCACAGATTGGTTACCGTCGCTATGAAGATGGTTCCCTAGATCCATTCCACGATGAAGCAGCAATGGATGTTGCTTTACAAATCGTCGGACTCGATCACGGTCACACAGTGGCCCAAGTTATTAACCTAGGAGACTTCCTAGACTTACCAATGTATGGTACTTACGAACAGGAGCAAAACTTTGCACACACAGCTCAACTTGCTATTAATCGTGGCCATCGTTTCCTTGCTGAGCAGCGTGCTAATGCCGGGATGGATGCGAGAATTATCCTTCTTGAGGGTAACCATGATAAGCGTCTCACTCGTTTCGTTAACAATAACGCTGCTGCTGCTTACGGTATAAAGGTAGCAAACATGCCGGACTCATGGCCGGTACTAAGTTTACAAAATCTATTGCGTTGTGATGAACTTGGTGTAGAATTTATAGATGGTTACCCAGCTGCAGCTCATTGGATTAATAAGCGTCTCCGTGCTATGCATGGTGATCGTGCTAATGCCTCTGGCTCTACGGCTGCCCAGTATGCAAATTCGAATCCTAACATTTCCACACTTTTTGGTCATACGCATCGCATGGAACAACAGAGCAAGACGGTATTTGATCGTGACCAATCGATTAAGAGTGTTTCTTTTAGCCCAGGATGTCTATGCCGAGTTGATGGCGCAGTACCTTCTGTCAAGGGCGGGGTCGATGTCAAAGGACAGGCTCTACAGTATTTTGAAAACTGGCAACAAGGTGTAAGCGTTATCTTCTTTAAAGATGGAGATGACGATAGCTTCCACTTTGATCAGGTTCATATTCACAAGGGTAAGACAATGTATCGTGGTCAAGAGATTATGTCTACAGTAGATAAGTTTGGCACTCCGCTATAATTTACCGTGTTACAACAGTGTTATAGTCACCAGGCCAATAAAAAAGCCCCCTAGCAATAGGGGGCTTTCTTATTTACTTTTAACGGTTTGCCCACCAGTCTCCAATAATTACTGTTGCAATTATTGAGGCAATAAAAATGCCTTGGAAAGTGATGTGTGTTAAGTAATACATTACTTACCGCAGGTTGGGCACTTAGCTGCTGCTGGAGCTGCTGCTCCTGCTGCCTTAAACTTAGGACGACCGAAGCCTACGATTGAAATCATAACCTTCTTAGGATTCTTCTTATAAGCACGAAGCTTCTTAGAAACCTGTCCACCATTGCGCTGTGAACCCTTTTCATCTGGGCTTGTATTACCTTCGATGCACCAGACTGTTCCATCTCCGTTGTCCTTGATAACAATTCCAACGTGAGAGATACGGTCTACGCCATCTGATGGGAAATCAAAATAGGCGATATCTCCTGCATCTGGATCTGCGACGTCTCCGTCAATCCAGGATCCAGCCTTCTTAAACGCTGCTGCTCCGCCTGGTGTGTAAACGGTATTAGGTACCTTTACCCCAGCTTCGTTAGCGCACCAGTTTACGAAAGACCCACACCATGGCTGAAAGTTAGCCTTTGTGTAAGCGCCGTACTTTGTTTCGTTGTCTTTAGGACCTTCAATAGTTCCTAGTTCAGCTGTTGCAACTTCAATGAGTTTAGCTGCTGTTCCTTGATCTGCCATTAGTCTTTGTCCCAATCTTCGTCTACTGGTTGTTCTGCTGGAACTTCTCCTTCAGGCTTTCCAGCAACTGCTGCAGCGCCCGCTGAAATAACAATATCTTGACCGTTTTGCTTTGCTTCTACCTTTTCGTCTACAGGCTGTTCTGCTGGAACTTCTCCATCAGGCTTGCCTACTGCTACTGCTGTTGCTGCTGTTGCTGCAATAACAATGTTCTGACCTGTCTGGTTAGCTTCAACCTGAAGATCAGCTGCTGTCTTAGAGTTAACATCAACTGCTGCAAAAGCTGAGTTGATCTCGTCTAGCGATAGTCTACCGTCATTCATAAAGCCACGAGCTAGTTTTTCAACTACTGCTGCAACTGCTGTAAGACCGGCTACTGTAATTGCTTTTGTTACTGAGATGCCTGCAACTGAACCTGCACCAATTACGGATAGGCCAGATGCTGCAAATACTGCAACGATACGTAGAAGTACGTTGCCGAACATTTTTAGTCCTGATTTCATTATTCATCATCCTTTGGGTTACGAATTGGATAGGTGACCGCCCAAGCAAATAGTGTTCCAATGATTGCATAACCTACGATGGTCTTAGCAGATCCATCAAGAACAACCCAGGCAATAAACATGCCTAACAATGTCCATAGTTGATCAACCATGTCTGTAAATACTTTTTTCAAGGTTTACGTCTCCTAACGCCTTTACTGTCTCCGGAAGCGCCTCCGCCTCCTCCTCCACCGCCGCTACCGCCAGAACCACCTGATGTGGATCCGCCTGTAGCGCCTGCAGCTGCTCCAACAGCATTCATTGCAGCTCCCGCTGCGACTACTGTTGCAACAACCATGTCAGTTGCTTCTTCACGTTCTTCTTCACTCATATCCGCACCGAGTTCTCTAGTAATACGAGGGCTGCAGCAACGTCTGCTGTAATTATAACTTCATTACCGTTTTCATCCTGCCTAACCTCGACAGGAGTATCTTCTGGCAAATCTTTGTACTCAATACCGGCATCTTGAATTTGCTCTTTTGTAAGAGTTTCACCTGGGGCTACAGACTCAATAAGAGCGGTAGCAACTAGGTCTTTCTCAGCCTCGCTAAGTTTGCCGTCTTCTTTAAGGGCGTCAACTAGAGCGGTAACTTCTTCAGCAGTGACTTCACCATCTGCATTTAGAGCATCCATTACGTCCTCAGCATCAGCAGCGGTGATCTTGCCATCGGATAGCGCATCTTCCAAAGAGTCTGCTAGAATAGTAATAGGTTCTTCTACAGGAGGTTGTGATGGTTCTTCTATCGGATTTTGTGGCTCTGGCTCTGGTGACTCTGGTTCTGGTGCTGGTTCCTCGGGTGTATCGGGTTCCTGAGGCTCCTCGGCCTCTACGGGTGGCTCTTCAGGCTCTACCGGCGCTGGTGGCTCTTCTATGGGTGGGGCTGGCTCTTCTATGGGTGGGTCAAGCAGGATTTGGTTCAGGTGCAGGCTCAGGAACAGGTTCAGGCTCTGGGGTTGGCTCTGGTAAAGGCTCAGGCTGTGGTTGCGGCTCTGGCTCAGGTACGGGTGTTGGCTCAGGTTGAGGAGTAGGTAATGGAGTTGGTTCTGGGGTTGGTGTTGGGGTTGGTTCTGGCTGCGGTGTTGGTGTTGGCTCTGGTGTTGGTTGTGGTGTGGGTGTGGGAGTCGGAGTGGGCTGAGGTTCAGGAACGGGCACAGGCACAACGGGAGTTGGTTCTGGTTGAGGAGAAGGTTGAGGTTCTGGAGCCGGGGCAGTCGCAGCGGCTACAACCTGAGTAATAACAACTACTGCAGTTTCAAGAGCAGTCTTAGCTTCATTGGCCTTGGTATCTGCAGTATTAGCTAGCTCGACAGCTGTAGCTACCGTAGCGGTAGCAGAATCTGTCAACTGTGTTAATAGAGAGACGGCAGCAACCTTAACTTCAGTTTTATCAGACACTACTTCTTGAGCAGCTGCAATAGTCTCAGTACTTACTT